GGCAGCGTCAGCAGCGGCTTGCACAGCACCAGGTTCAGCACCCCGGACACATAGGACGCGGACAAGTTGAACTGCTGGACCGAGCGGATGCCGGCGTCGCCAGCCGCCAGCGGCAGGAACGGGCCGTATTTGCCCGCGCCTGTGCCGGAATAGACGATGCTGGTGACGGCAGCGGCCGTATTGCCGATGGGCAAGGTGGCTGGCGTCAGGTTGCCGGCGTTGCCCGCGCTGTCGGTGTAGGTCAGGCGAATGTTCGGCGTGGCCGCGCCCATGACGGTACTCGGGGTCAGGAACGCCTGCACCCCGGCGCCGTCCGTGTATCGCGGCAGGGTGACGGTGTTGTTCAGCGCCTGATCGCCGGTGGTGGTGACGCTGGTGATGTTGTAGAACCCCAGCAGGTCGACCAGCATCAACACACAAGGCGCGGTGGTGGCCGCTGCGGTCTGCGCGGCGGCGTTGAGTAGCACCTTGTACCCGGTGCCGCCCCCGACGTTGCCACCGTGGGGGATGCCGGTGGCATTGGCGGTGGCGTCGGTCAGCGCCTGGAAGGCCAGGTTGGTGCCAGTGCCAAGGATCGTGTCGGCCGCAGGGTTGCCGCCGCCACGGAACAGGCTGTACCACAGGCCGGCGGTGTGGGCGGTGGTGGCAAAGGTGCTTTTCTGCCAGTCGGCGCGGAAGAACCGGCCGTTGGTGGACACCTGGTTGATCAGGTCGTCATGCGAGGTGAAGCCGGTCATGGGGCGCTCCAGAGGGTTTCGATAAGCCCGTGGATCGGTGCGCCCGAGAGCGTTCCGCTGGGCAGGGCGATGAAGTTGAGATAGGCGTCGTCCACGATTTCGGGCAGCGCGCTGAAGTCGGTCAGGTAATCGACCTCGGTGGCGGCGTCGATGCCGCGCAGCGCAAAGGTGGCCAGCGGCTTGACCAGCACCAGCGCGAACAGGCCCACGTCGCCGATGCCGCCGATGGTCACGCTCTGCACCGAGCGCACCCCGGTGTCGCCGGTTTGCAGCGTGAGGAACGGGCCGTTGTTGGCGTAGGCCGCTCCCGCTTGCAGCGAGTGCAGGATGGTGCCGTTGACGAACTGGGTGGACATGGTGGCCGTCATCGTGATCCGCCCGGCCACGCCGTCCTGATTCGTGTAGTTGACGGTGAAGGTCTGCCCGCCGGTCTGCCCGGCCACGACCACGGGCATGAGCTGGACGCCAGCCCCGAGCGCATGGCGCGGCAGCGGCGTGGTGTTGTCCATGAACTGCTCGTCGAGCACCGACTCGTCGATGAAGCCGTAGAAGCCGATGTAGTCCAGCAGGATCATGGGCAGCGGCACGGCGGTGGCGGTGGGCGTCATGGCCGTGAGGCGGCGCAGGTGTTTTTTGGAGCCCTGCGCGTTGACCGCGCCGCCATGGCGAAGCCCGCCGTCAGTGCTCTGCTTCAGCGGCACAAAGACGTTGGGCGAGCCGATGTAGTAATTGGGCGCCGGGTTGCCGGGCGACATGGAGAGGTCGAACCAGACGCCCGCGCCCGTGGTCTGCGTGGCCTGCTTGCGAAAGCTGGCGATCAGGCTCTGGCCGGCGTCTTCGGCCAGCATCATTTCACGGATGTTGCGGAAGCCCGGCATGGTCAGTGCCCACCGTAGGACCGGCGCATAGTCCATCCGACGAACCGGCCAAAGTCGTCCGTCACCGGCTGGTGAACCATCCCGCCAACGGGCTCGGACAGATTCCCGAAGTCATCTGTCACGCCGATTGGCCAGCGCATGGCCTCACCCACGGTTACGGTTGGGTAGATGCGGGCCATTTAGTCCGCCGACACGCTCAGAGCGCCCGCTGCGAACTGCGGCTGAATGCCGGCGCTGACGTTCAGCGTGCTCGACAGCGCGCCAGAGATCATCATGGCGACGGCGCCGGAAGCGGTGTCGACCACGGCGAAGTGAGTCAGGGCGTTGGTGCCGGCGGTGCAGGCGCCGAACTGGATCAGCGCGGCGTTGGTGAAGGGGTTGCCGCCGCCGGTCCAGGCCGCGGCCTTGGTGAGCGCGACGCGGGCGTAGCCGGTGTAGTCGGCCTCGGCAGCCAGCCCGCCGGTTTCGGTGGGGTCGGCGGTGAACAGGGCCAGGTATTGCGTGGCGCCGGCGCGGTAGGCGGGATCGGTGCCTTGCAGGAACATGGCCAGGGCGGCGACTTCGGTGGTGTTGGAGAGGGACATGGGGGGGTTACTCCAGGGGGGTGGTGAGGGTTTCGATGAGGTTGCCGTCGGCGTCGCGCTTGTGGATCTGGCGCATGCTCTGGCGTGCAGGCGTCTGCACGACGATCTGGGCGGCGGGCAGGTCGACCTGGACGTTGGGCGCCTGCACGGTGGCCTCCAGCGTAACCAGGCCTTCGGGCAGATTGACGTTGATCTCGTGGCCCTCGACCGTGGCGCCGGCGATGTGGTGGTGCGTGTCGCCCTGGTGGATGGTGACGGCGGGCGGGGTGTTGGTGATGTGGATGGCCGGCGGCGTGGCGGCGAGGTCGTCCACGCGCTGGGCCAGGCGGGCCACGGCTTGGGCGTTTTCGTCGGGGGCGCCGGGTGGCGCGGGCGGCGGGCCGTCTTCAGCGCCGGCCTTGCCGGGCTGTTGCGCGGGGGTGCCGGCGGGCGGGAAGTAGATGCCGTCGGCTTTTTCGGCGTTGATTTCCTTGACGCGCTGCTCGTGTTTCTGCGCCCAGTCGATGCCGTCAAAGGCGATGGACTCGGCCTGCTTGGTGCTGATGCCCAGGTCAACGCGGGCCTGCGCGGCGGCCACTTCTTTCTGCGGGTCGATGGAGCCGGGGCCGTCGCCGGTCCAGATGGCGGCGCACCAGGCGGCGCGCACGACGTCGTCGGCAAAGTAGCCGGGGGCGCTGATGCGGCCTTCGGCCACTTCGTCGGCGAGCCAGAGCTCAAAGACGGGCTGGCACAGCAGCTTGGCGAGCAGGTCGCGCTTGGAGCGGAAGGCTTTCCATGCCATGAGCAGGGCGGCGCGGGCGGCGCTGTAGCTGCTCTGGAAGTGCATGACGAGCACTTCGTATGGCATCTCCAGCGCCATGCCGATCTGGCGCACCATGGCGGTCCAGAAGGGGTCGAAGGCGGGGTTGGGGCGCCCGGGGGTGGGGCTTTCGACGCTTTCGCCGGGCAGCAGGTTGACGGCTTTGCCGCTTTCCATCTCGCCCGACCACTTGCTGGCGTTGTCGATGATGGCGCCCTGGGCGTCTTCGTCGTACAGGGTGTCGAACGCGGTGGCGTCCATGGTGATGAAGGTGGCCATGAGGCCGGAGACGACGGCGGCGTTGAGCTCGGCATCGGACCAGCGGCCGAGCTGCTTGAGCGGCTCCAGGATGGGGGCGATCCACGGCACCCCCCGCACCTGCCCGGGGCGCAGAGGTTTGAAGATGTGCAGGACGTTGCGCCGCCCGGTGGCGCTGCCGCGAACGGCGACGCGGTCCCAGGTGTTGGGCTGCGCGGGCGCGGCCCCTGGGTGCTGGCGGGCGACGTGGATGGCGATTTTTTCGCCCGTGGCGGAGACGATTTCAATGCCGTCGACCAGGGTGGCGCTGTCTTGGGCGCGGCTGGGGTTGCAGATGCGGTCGGCTTCGATGACTTGCAGCGCCAGTCGGGCGGCGCGCCCGGAGCGAGCGATGCGCGGGGTGAGCACGGCACAGTCGCCGGATTCCAGGAAGGAGCGGAAGACGAGCTCTTGCAGGCCGTAGAAGTCGAGCTCGCGGGCAGCGTCGCAATCCGCTGAGCGGGCCCAGGCCTCGAAGCGGCGCTTGGTGTCGGCGGACCATTCTTCGGCCTGTTCGTCATCAAGGCCGAGGAAGTCGGCATCAATGGCGGGGGTGTAGGTGAGGCCGGTACCGACCACGTGGCTGACGGTGGTGTTCAGCGCCCCAATCGCGACGGGGGCGTTGCGCATCTGGTCCCTGGAACGGGCGCGCAGCATGGGCAAGTCGCGGATGGTGTCGGCGTTGGCACTGCCGCCGGTGGGCATCCAGCGCGAGAGCTGGGCGCGGTCGATGCGGGCCCCGGTGTAGCCGCCAGACAGGGCCAGCTGCGAGCGTGCGGCCAGGCGGCGCGTGGCCAGCTCGGGTGCGAAGTAGGCGACGGCCTTGTCGAGGAGGTTCTGGCCACCGATGGGCGGCTGCTTGGGCGTGCTCATTTACCCGACCACCACGGTGCGGGCGCGGCTGCGGCCGCGGCCAGCGTTGCTTAGGGTGATGACGCGCTCGTTCCAGGTGCGGATGCCGGTCTGGATTTCGGCCAGGTTGGCCCGCATGAGCATGCGGCCGGCGATTTCGTACTTCTGGCCGGACAGGACGGCGGTTTCAGCCGCCAGATAGGCCGCGAGCTGGGCTTGTGCTTGTTCGAGGGTGATGCCTGCCATGTGGGCTCCGGTGATGGGAGCCGACTGTAGGCATCGGTGGCTGTTTCAAATAGGGCGAAATGGGACGACTTAGTACCCGCTGAAGCGACCTCCGCCACCTTTCATGATGCGGTAGAGGGTGGTGCGGCCGATCTTGTGTTTCTTTGTGATGGCCTCGTTGTCCATCCCTGTCAAACCGTCCTGGTAGATGGCTGCGCGCTGCTCCGGGGTCATGCGCGGGCCCCGCTTGAGCACTACGAACGATTCACCGGCATGCTTGGCGCGAAACTCTGCCTCGATCTGCTGGGCCAAGGCACGATCGAAGGATGGAGCCATGGCGATGATCTGCTGAAACAGAGCGGCCAGCAGGTCGTGCCGTGTTTCTTTGGGTTCGTCCTGGAACATGTGCGCGACATTGCTCATGGTTGATGGCCCCGGCGCAGTCCGGCAAGGGTGATTCGTCCTGTGGAAATTCGAGGCTTTTGCGCAATTTGCGCGCCTTCGCTATTGTTTTGGCAGCTGTCTGTGACCGTTTCGAGATGGGATTCAGTTGTTTTTGCTATGTTTTGCGGATGGCTGAATAAATCCGGCTCACGCGGGGCGTATTTGGCCTCGCGGCGGTCCCATCCGGGGTCGCGGTAGGTCTGAATGCCGAGGTAGCAGGCGGCGGCATAGGCGTAGACCTGGCAGTCGCCGGCCTCTTCGCGCTTGCCGCCGGGGGTGATCCAGCGCAGGGATTGTTTGCCTTGCACCACCACGGGCATGAGGCGCGCGGCGGTCATCTGATCAAATTCATCCGTCTGCACTAATGCCTTGGGCATGTGGATGTATCCCGGTCCAACCTGGGTAATTCGCATGCGGCCGTACAGCAGGTGCTTGGCGGTGTCGGTGCCGATGATCCATAGCTTGAGGCTGCGCGCTACGGTCTTGCCGCGCCAGCTGACGTCGATGAGGCTGGGCTTGCCGATGACGGGGCGGCCGTAGGTGCTGGCGCCTTTGACGGCCAGCACTTGCGCGTGGGCGTGGTTGCGGCAGTAGGCATAAACAGCGTTGGTGTTGTGTCCGCCGGTGTCGATGCAGGTTGCCTCCACGATCATCTGCGCGCCGCTGGCGTGGACGATGGGCGTGCGGCGGATTTCGGTCAGGCGCGTCCACGGGCTGCCGGGGGTGCCTTCGTCGAGGTTGGGGTCGCCATAGATGATGTGGCGGGCCACGAGCCATGACTCTTCGCCGCGGCCCCAGGCCCAGACGCGGGCCTCAAGCCGGTCTGGCTGCACGTCGACGCCCTGGGTCAGCATCAGGCCGCCGCGCGGCACGGTGCCCAGCGGGTAATCCTCGGCCCTTGCGGCCAGGGCGGCGGCGTCACCGCCCTCGCCTTTGACCTCCCAGGTCTCGGCCAGCACGGTGTTGACAAAGGTCTTCATGCGGCTGTTGTCGCCCTGGCGGGTGGCTTGCACGGCCTCGGTGAACTGGTGCACGATGTCGGACCAGGTGACCCAGCCCAGCGGGGCGTACAGCGCGTTCAGGTGGTAGCCGGTCAGCACGCCGGGGCGCTGGCCGGCGCGGGTGGGCACCCAGCGGCCCGCGGTGAGCATGGCGGGTTTGTGGTGCTCAAGGATTTCGCAGCCGTTGTGCGCGCAGACGTAGCGCACGGTGCCTGGCACGTAGTGGTCGGATTCGTCCTTGTCCCAGCGCAGGCCGTGGGGGGCCTTGGTGCCCATCTCCAGCGGCTGGTATTCGCCGCAGTGTGGGCAGGGCACATGGTAGACGCAGGCGTTGCTTTGCAGGTAGCTGGATTCGATCTGGCTGAAGTGCTTGATGGTGGGGGTGCTGGTTTTCAGCACCTTGCGCCGGGCAAAGGTGCTGGTGCGCTTTTCGGCCAGGACGATGGGGGAGCCTTCGCCGTCGACGTCTTGCGGGTAGGCGTCGGTCTCGTCCAGGAACAGGTAGCGCACGGGCATGGAGCGCAGGCTGGCGGCGCTGTTGGCACCGGACACAACCAGCACGCCGCCGGCAAAGTCTTTCATCAGGGTGGTGTTGGCATCGTCGCGGCTGCGGTTTTCGCGGACCTTGCGGCGCAGGGCGGGCGTTTCCTCCAGCATGGGGGCGATGCGCTGGCGGCTGAATCGCTTGGCCATGTCGGTGGTGGGCTGCACGCACATGACGGGGCCGGGCTCGTTGTCGATGATGTAGCCCAGCCAGTTGTTGCCGGTCTCGGACTTGCCCAGCTGCGCGGCGAACATCACGACCACCTCTTGCACGGTGCTGCGGGCGGATAGATCGTCCATGATCTGGCGCAGGTAGGGCGTGCGGTCGGTGCGCCAGGGGCCGGGCTCGCTGGAGGATTTGCCCGACAGCATGCGGTTGGCGTCGGCCCATTGGCTGACGGTCTGGTCGGCGGGCGGGCGGAAGAATTCGGCGAACATGGCCGCGGCCATGGCATCGGCGCGGGCAAAGTCGGCGGGGAGGTCGTGGGCGCCCATGGTGCGGATGGTCAGGCGGTGGTGCGGGCCGGCTCTTCGCGGCTCAGTTCGGCCAGGGCCTGGCGGATTTCGTCTTCCAGCAGCAGGGTGACGGCGGCCAGGTCGGTCTCTGCGGCCAGCACGGGGGCCAGGCGCGAGGGGATCTGCAGCAGGGCGTCGCGGGTGGAGGCGATGCGGGCGGCCCAGGTGGCGCGCACCGCATCGGCGCGGATTAGCTTGCCGATGCGCTCTTCGTATTCAAGCTGGGCGTTTTTGGCCTCGTACACTTCGCGCGCCGTTTTTGCCTGCAGGTAGGTGGCGTTTTTGCTGGTGCCCGCCGCGCCGCCACCGGCCTGGAATTCGGGCACCTGCACAGGCTGGGCCGGCGCGGGCTGCCCGGCCGCAATGCGCTGGCGGGCGTTGACCTCGGCCATGTGCGTCTTGGCGGGGTCGGCGGTGGAGGCGAGCAGCGCCTCGCTGGCCTCGACGTCGACCATCTGTTTACCGCCCACGTTCACCATGACCAGGCGCCCACGGGCCTTCTGGCCGTGCCAGTAGCTGACCGCGTTGCCCTTGCGGGCGGCGAAGGCGCGCAGGGATTCGGTGGTCATGCGGCGATGGCTGGCGCCTCGTCAGGAAACGGCTGGCCGGTGGATTCAAGGACGGCGCGCTTGCCGGTGAAGGCTTGCCAGCGGCGGACGATGACGTCGCAGTAGTTTTCAGACAGTTCCATGCCGTAACATGTGCGACCAACTTTTTCACACGCAATAAGCGTGGACCCCGACCCAAGAAACCCGTCGTAACAGGTATTGAAAGCAAAATCAGAAAAGATTGATTCAAAAAGCCCAACCGGCTTTTGAGTCGGATGCACACGGGTTGGCAGCTCGTCCTTTCGGTTTCCTTGTCTGCTCATTCCGTTCCATGTGAATGTGTACAACTTCGCCGCTTTTGTTGACGAGCACCAAGCCAGCTCAACGTCTGCAAAGTTTCCAGAGTTTTGCTTATCCCAAACAATCCAGCACGGCGACGGAGGCAAAAAGTCGCTGAAATAATTCCCCCCCCAAATAATGAAATTTTCAAAGCCACAAGCCAAGCAAGCGCCGTAAAACTCTCTGGCTGTTTCGGTTGTTTCATCACCAATGATTTCGGCGTAATTTTTTGCATCCACAACGCCGCCGCCGCCCACTTTGCCAAACTTCACAACGCCGCCGCCGCCCACTTTGCCAAACTTCACAACGCCGCCGCCGCACACTTTGCCTTGCGCTTTTGTATTGACGATGCTCACGCCATAGGGCGGGTCAGTAAAAACCATGTCGATGCCAGCCCCCTGCGTCAGGGCTAAAACAGAATCGATGCTTGTGCTGCTCCCACACATCAGCCGGTGCTTACCCATCACCCACACATCGCCCAGCCTGGTAACGGTCTCGGCCTGCAGCGATGGGGCGTCGTCCTGGTCGGTCAGGCCGACGTCGGTGGCGGCCTCCTCGGCCAGCAGACCGTCAAGAAAATCGGCGCTGAAGCCCAGCAGGTCGGTGTTGAACTGTTGGTCCTGCAGCCACGCCACCTCCTGCGCCAGCACCGATTCGTCCCAGCCTGCATTCATGGCCAGCTGGTTGTCTGCGATCACGTAGGCCCGGCGCTGCTGCTCACTCAGCCATCCCACATTGATCGTTGGCACCGCCGTCATGCCGATCTGCCGCGCAGCCATCACGCGCCCATGGCCGGCCACGATGCCGCCCTCGTCGTCCACCAGCACCGGGTTGGTGAATCCGAACTCGCGGATGCTGGCGGAGATCTGCGCCACCTGCTCGTCGCTGTGAGTGCGGCTGTTGCGCGCGTATGGAATCAGCGCCTCGACGGGCTGAAGGATGATCTGTTTTGCGATCTGGTGCTGCATGGTGTTCTGGTCTGTTCTGTGTGTTCTTGCCGAATCGTTCACTGTTCACCTACTGCCAAATCCACCCACTAGCGAATTCACGCGGTTCGAATTACC